CAGGGGGGGTAGAAAAGCGCTCTAAAAAAACGCCCTGTGAGCGTGAACCTTTTGAGCTATTACACGACTTGCAGCACGAGATTAAGTTCTCGAGACTCACCGGATCGCCTCCGGACTTGATGCTTTGTATGTGATCCACGGTATCCGCATCATTACCGCAATAGGCGCACACGTAACCATCACGAGCTAATGCGACTAACCGGGCCTTTTTGTATTTACTGCTTACTCTTGGATCTTGTCTACCTCTAACCATCAGTAATGACCAGTCCTCTTATGAAACTCCCAAGCCTTGCACGGTGTGGAGTGCCTATGCTCGATGTACTTGAGTCCTCTATCTATCTGCTTATATGGATCCTTCTCCTTTAGCTTAAGCAGTTGAGGTATGCCATATGCAGAGCTCTTAGGATTATCAGCTCTTGGATTCCATAAACTTTCACGGTTCCAGAGCAGCTCCAAACATCGATACTGTTTTGCATCTACTAACTTAAAGTGAGCATAGAGTTTGTATCTATTTACATCGTTTGGCGTATTTATAGCTGAGGCTTGATTTACTCCCGTAAATAGCAATAGCCCGGCCAAAAGCACCAAACTACGCCTGCGAGCTATCCGCCTCAGCGGCTCGCCTGCGAGTATGGAGCGTAAACCCTTAGTCAAATACCTGTCAATCTTGAGCGTAATCTTGAGCGTGTCCCACAGGGCTTTTACACCTGTGTATAACTTCTGTGGATAACTATTTATCATTAATACCCCTAACAATTACCTCGATGTAATGCCAAGGCTCTCGGTTAATTACGTGCTTTTGCAGCTGAAAGCGCCGATAATGATCGACTACGACTTTATGCGGTGCAGGATGTAAGCGCTCTTTTTGTACTTGTAATAGCGTAAGTAATGGCGTATCAAAGGCAATGATCTTTGTCTCGATACCCAGCTCTTTAGCTACCTGTAACCATATGGCCCTATGACCCGGGATAGTGTGCGTACCATCGCATATAACATCTACCCCTAATTGAGCAGCTTTAATAGCTTTGATACGTTCATAACGCATAAAGCCTTGTACATCTATACCGGGTCTAGTACGTACTGCCTCAGTATTAAATATATGTGTACCGTGTTCATAATGTTTATCGACCCAAGTAGATTTACCCGATCCGGGAGGGCCCATTAATACGGTTATCATTGATGGCCCCAGCCCGTGCCCTTAAAGCTAATGCCAGGAGCACTATAAATCTGCCTCATCATCATTGAGCAACAGTAGGGAGTAGTGTGCTCGGCTATTTTCTCAATAGTTTCATATCGCACGTTACATACTATGCACTCATACTCATACGTCGGCATCTTGAGCCTCCATTAAACACACACCCATCACGCCGCATTTAGTACATTGAAGCGTTTTAACGTTAGGCGGTAGGTTATCTGTGATAATGCGCTCGATCTGATCCGTAACCTTTTTACATTTACGGCACTCGTATTTATATGTATTCATTAAGCCCTGCACTCTGCACAAAGCCAAATAACTATCTCTTGGCCTACATCGCGTACTTTTAGCCCGCCGTCACTTGATACCCAGTTATGGCATTGATCGCATTGATCCATAGCTACTACGGTCATATCGCCGTTATCGTGGATAGTCGTAGCGTATCCGTCTTTTATAAACGTTATTTCTCCCATTACAATTTAACCGCCTTATCAATATGTAGCAGCGCTATCTCTTTATCGACCGGTGCAGTTTTGTTATATGTGCTAGCCGGTAAGCGCCGTGTAGTCCAAGTAACCGTAACTTTGCGTAGGTTAAACGCGTATATGCCTTGAGGCGTTGAGTTTATGTAAAACGGCGTAAAGCCCAGCTTGTCGGCCTGTTGGATCAGCGACTCGTACTTATCCTTTTCCAAAATAAGCTCGTCGTAATGAGTGTGTCTGCACTTTAGCTCTACCTTCATACGGTAGGTCTGACTCGTAGCATCGATGTACTCAAAAGCATCGCCGGACATTTCTAGATCCTCGACATACTTGCCTTTGATATAATCGAATAGGCTTTTCTCGGTCATACTTGAGGTTTCCATTTTCCGTCCGATCCAAGTACGTGCCAATATGGATTACATTGGTTAGCTCTGTTTTTCTCGGTGCACTTGTAAGCTGCCCAAGGTTTACCTGTAGCTTTAGCCGTACCCTCAGCCCAAACCATAGTGCCGTGCGAACATCGAGGAGGCTCAGCTACTAAGGCTCCGCCTAAGCTCTGTTCGATCTCACCTATCGCACTTGCCATAGTAGGCATATCCTCGATGGCTGCCTTTTTGCTCCAAGGATCAGGATCAGCGGGCAAAGTCTCTACCTTTTGCATATCTTGAGCCGTAGGCCTCGAGTTAAACTCTAGACTTGGAGTTAAAAGCCCGATCACGCGGCCGTAGCTGCTCGTAAGGGTATCCTCTATAAACCAGCGTTTCATATTGTTTGGATAAGCTGCCACGTTACCAAACGCATAATCTACGGCGCTTGGCTTTTCATCCTCATACTCACGGTATGCCTCAGCTCGTACAAGTACGGTACCGGCCTGTATGTCTAAGTGTTCGATCGTGGCGCATAATCTACCGCTCGGATACTCACTTCTAAATCTTTTAATACGAGCGTTTACATCCTCGTAGTTATCTAAAAATCCCATTAGATTAGCTCCTTGTCTTTCAGAGCTTGAGCTATAGCGCGGCCCCTCATAAAGCCCTCGCCGTGCCCTTGTCGGTAGCCGATTGAGTATCCGAGCACCATAAACATAAAGCCCATACCTGCAGCTGCTAATGCGATTAATATATCTAAACTGTTCATTACTTAGCCCTTTGTTCAGGCCGAGCAGCTACCAAACCGAGTAGCCCTCCCGGCGTTTGTAGTATCAGTATGAGGCTAGCAACTGACATAAAGCAACTATCTAGCTTGGCGTGTCGGTCTTTGTTGGCTCCTTAGGCTTAGATTTAAGGCCATTACCTGCCAGTACTCCACCTAAAGCCCCAGTTAAGAATATGGCCAAGGTCTGTAGTAACTGTATGAAGTCTCTATCGTTAGGAGCTTGAGCCCCTACAGGCTGAGTAACAAACACCAAGGCGTAGACGGCCCCGCCTGTAATTACAAAAAAGGTAAGAGCTAATACCGCACCGATTAAAAAGATCAGCCGTGCGTGTATGTCCTCAGGCGTTAGCCGCTTATTTTCTTTATTCATCGATCGTAATAAGATCCTTAGTGCAGACTCCGGTAGCCTCGCATTGTGGCGGAGTGCACTCAGGCTTTGTCCAGTTTTCGTATTCTTGGCACTCATAGCGCACCCATCCTTGATAACCGCACCCCGATAAGAGCAAAGTCCCCACTAATGCCCCTATCAGGGCCCGGATCATTTTGAGCCGAGGCCGTAGGCCTTCTCGCTAGGTTGAAGTGCCTTAGCAAGAGGGCCAATTAGGCCGGCGATAAAGGCGTTAGCCAGTACCTTAGGATCTGTTATACCTGACATATAGAGAGCTACTACTGAGGCCACCGCTGCACGTGCGTATGACTTTGCAGCTGCCTCTAATTGCTTTTTATTCATCTTTATCTCCTAGTCCTAACTTCTTTATTAACTCTTTTGCCTTTGCCGGCGTAACTGCTACCTCAAAGTGCATATCGTCCGGCCTGCTCTTAAAGTCTCCGCCCCACTTGAGGCCATACTTTTTAGCTAAAGCTCGGATCATCGGCACCTTCTCAGCGGGGAAAGTGTCGTATTTACCTAGTGGATGCTTTGTTGCGTTGAGATCGATAGCCGTCCCGCTTGAGTGGCAGGATAATTTCGTAGGGTTGCCTCGCACCATACGGTAAGCGTAAGCCCAGTCGTCAAACGTGCCCTCATCGATTGGCTCGATTAGCTCGTGAAACTCGGCAGCAAAGGCCGCCAAGAGAGGCCCAATACTCTCGGCGCACCTTAGCTTACGATCCGTACCTTTTACGAGGTAGGACTTTATCTTTATAGCTTCCGGATCTTTTGATGCCGGGTAGCCGTTATAGCTAGTCTCCATTAGTAACGCTCGGTGTGAAGTGTTCCGCTTCTGGGTTTAGATAGCGTTCATAGTCCGCGTTGCCTGAAACCATAGGTACGCCCCACAACTGACCATTTTCATCAGTCATTTCTAGGTATTGAGTGCCATCTCCAAGTGTTTTAAGTTCATAAGTTTTTGTCATAGTTCTGCACTCGCTTCGAAGTAGTTAGGTGTACCGCCTTGAAATGCTGTTGGTGCTGGCGAGAAAGTTCCACCATCTATACAGATTGCCCAAGTTTGCGGAGTTGAAAAGAAACTAAAAGCAACTGAACCTGTTTTTGTTGTCGTAGTTCGCGTAGGTTGCACTAGATACCAAGCCGTTGTGTAATTTGCATTTTGATAAGTGGTGCTAACTGATGGAGACACACGCATAACTACAGGATTGTTTCCGCCAAATGTTGTTGAGTTTGTTTGATAAGCAATAGGTATCGTTTGATTGACTGGCCCAATGTCTCGCCAGTAATAACGCTGACAAGCGGCTAATTCTCCTTGAAGTGTTCCTGTTGCGGTTTGAAAAGCGGTAGCAACTGAACCTGATTCGATCTGAACTCCCCAAATGTCCATAGTGAAAGTGCCACCTGTGGAATCTGTGCGGAAAGTTAAATCAACATAAGAACTTGTTCCGACTGTTTTTCCTGAGATTGAAGCAACTGTGCCTGTGTATGTAAATCGTTGCCAAGATGTAGTAACTGTAAAACCCTGTGCAGGTAGCGCATTGAATACGCGAGAACTACCACCTGAACCAAAATCTTGGTCTGCTAAAGCAGTAATTGTTCGGTTGGCGTTAGCCTTTGCCCAAAATGAAACTGTGACAATTTGACCTGCAAAAGTAGATACATTTTCAAGGCGTTGTCTGATATCCACATAAGTGTTACTTGTAGGAGCAACAGATTGGTTAATGCGTAAAAAGAAATTGGCTTCATAACCAGCAACAGGCGCAGTACCAGGAGTAAAAACTTCTTGAGAAATAACTCTTGTACCACCGCTGCCGTCATAGGCAGTTAGCCATCTGTCTAATGTATAAGATGAACTTGCAGGATTTGTAAAAGTAGTGCCTCTTTGTGCCCAGTACATCGCTCCATTAATTACCGCATTTTTTCCCGCTGCGTAGTTGCCTGTATAACGCAGGCCTGTTGAAGTGGAACTATCTGCTACGAGCGTTTCGCCGTTTGATCCCACCGCTAAGCGAGCCGGTGTATCAGCTGCGCTTGCTGCGATTAGATCGCCCTTAGCATCGACGATCGTATTTTGGATCGCGTTAGTATCGTCGGCTGCTACCCACGTAAAATCCATATCTGTATTAGATGTCTTACTGAGTACCTGCCCAGTAGTGCCGCCTTTGAGATCGACTAGCGAGGCATCGATAGAGTCTCCAAGGGCCTCAATAGCCGTAGCTCCATCTTTGACCAAATCGGTCGAAGTAGGTACAGGCCAGTTAAAATTAGGGGTAACCGTTGCCATTATGTCAAACCTCCAAATGCGTTTTCCCACTCAAGTGTAGCGTTTACACCTGTCCAAATCAGGCTAGGCGGGCTTACTGTGTCCCATTGTGGCGCGACCAATGAGAAATCTGTAGGGCTTAAGGTAAGCGTTAGGTCTACAAACTGAGGCGTAGCCCTGATCGCAAAGCCCTCTACAAAGCCGTTAAATGATCCATTAAACATATTAATCGGCAAGTTATTAATTACTACAGGCTCACCAAAAAATACGTCTATGAGCTTGTCTCGCTCCGCATCCGGTAGCTCTGTGTTATCAAGTCTAAAAGTAATGCTCTGCAGCTGCTCACGCGGAATAGCCCGGAGTCCTAGCTCGCGCTCCATTACATCCTCGACATCGGCTATCTTGTCTAGGTTAGAGTTTACGCTGCGCTGATAGCGGCCATAATTAGCGATCGAGTCTGCATCAAGGGCCGTAGCTTGGCTCGAGTAATTGTTACCGTAGTTAAATACAAGAGAGTTACGGATCTTGCCGATCTGTAGGATTGACTTAACACTTGAAGGCGTAGCGTAGTTAGCCGAGATAGTCGTATAGCCGTTAGCCGATAGATAGGCCGTACGCGCATCCGCATCTGAGTAACAAACTCGCCCAGCTTTGTCCTCAAAGATATTACCGAGTGCGCTTTGTGCAATTTGAGCGCATAGGTTATAGCTACTAAAAGGATCGGCCGTGCGAGGGATCATTTCATAAAGGCCCGGTTGATCGATGGTTCCAAGGCCTACGTTTTCAGCATCAGCCCAAGTAGTTGTAGGGTCGTAGGCTGACCATTGTAAAGCCGGTGCTACCTCGAACCAAGAGTTAATAAGCAGCTCATTTAGGATGTCGTAGATTTGGTTTCCGTCGTAATCCTTGCTCAAAGCATCCGGAAAAAGAGCTTTAGTTAATTTAGCTAAGGATCCTACCGCCAAAATGCTACCGATCGTTACAAAGCCCACCTCCTCAGGCGAGCGCACCGAAATACCAAAATCCGATACGGTGCCGCCAAAAACAGGCACATATACCCCGGCACTATTCTTTAGCTCTAAAGTCAAGCTATCGGTTACGTCAATATCAAACGCCGTATTATTTACGTTTACGATCTCCATACGGGCATAGCCGGCGTTGCATTGTAGATCGATGTCATCTCGACCCGTTGCCATAGTCACGCTTAGCACGTTCGTATATTCAGTCGTGCCTACGATTATTTTCCACTCAGGGAGCCAAGTACTCACGCTATCGTATAATCTCCGGAGCCTCGATTAACTGAGGTTCCTCTGTAGGTTGATTGATTAAGTACATCCTCGACGGCACGAGCGATAGCCTCAGGATCTCCTAAGCCTGCCTCGATCTTAATATTATAAGTAGCAGGATAGCCGCCGCCGTAATTCATCGTAGGGCTATATCCGCCAAGGTCGCTTTGTTGATCCTCAGTTAAAGTAGGAAATAGGTCAAATATAGTCACGTCTTTTTTTAGCTTGCTAGTTGCTGCAGCCATTTTATCGACTGTATCAATAACGGTAGTAGCAGGGATAAGTGATCCCACGCCGCTAGGGGTAAGTCCTCCGGTGTTACCGCCTGTACCGATCTTGCCAAGTAATGCCGCGTATTCTTGTAATGCCTTTAATCGAGCATCATCGGCAGCTTTTTGCGCTTTAGCTACTCGATCGATCATCGATAACTCAGCAGACTCGCGTAGCAAAGCTGCCGTATTGGCCGCGCTTGTAGTTTTGCTTAGAGAGGCTAAACGTGCGATCTCTGTAAGTTGGATTTGTACGCGCTCGCTATATGCCTCTTTAGCTGCTAACTGACCAGCTGCGACGATAGCGGCGTTATATTTCTTAAACGCCTCCTCACGTGCTAGCTCCTTATCGCCCTCGGCCATCTTTGACTTATTAATTACTTCGAGTTCATTAAGCAGCTGAGTATTAAGTGCCAGGAGTGTCGAGTCGCTAATTTCTTTAACGCCGGCTAATTTGGCTAAATCTGCGTTTTTCTGTAGTGCGGCTAGCTCGCTAATTTTTTTGAGCGCTAATTCGCCGTTATCCTCCTCGATGGCCTGCAAAGCCTCAAGGCGTAGTTTAGTCTCTTTGTCATAGGTAGCCTTGAGAGCTGCAGCGATCGAGATACGGTTAGTATCAAAAACGGCAGCTGCCTTAGATAGCGCTAGCTTATTCTTTTCTGCTAACTGCGCTTTTTTCTCTAGGGCTATTCTTTCTTTTTGTAGTTTGATGGCTGCCTTATCGGCTTTAGCCTTTTCTACGTTAGCCTGTAAATTGCGAATATCCTGAGGTACACCTTGAGGGAAACCGCCTTGGCGGCCTAAAACTATATCTACATTTCGGCGTAAAGCACCGATCGAAAACCTGCCAAGATAATTTTTAAGAGCTCTACCTGCATCCTCTAAAACCCCTGCGCCCGGGATACTAGAAAATAAGTTACCGAGCTCTTTAGTCAGGTAGGCGGTGTTAGTAATAAGTCCCGAGATCGAGTCGGCTGCGCTATCGACCTTATCGATCAGCTTATCCATACCTCCGGATGATGTACCTAGAGCTGCTACAAGTGACTGGCCTATCTGCTCGCTAGCCTGCTCAGCCGCAATTTTTAGTTTACTGAGTGAGCCTTGATATGAGTCGGCAGCCTCTTTTGATTGGCCCGCGTACTGAGCAGCGATTAACTTCTCTACTTCTAAATATGATTTAGTAGCTAGCTCGGCTTGAGTAAGTCCTAGGTTTAATTGTCTAAGGCCTCTGTAATTACCTACATATGCTTGGCTAAGGATCTTTGTAGCACCCGCCAAGTCCATACCCGTACCGGCCGAGATATCTAGCGCGGTATTTAGTAATGACTGGGCTACAGTCGTAGAGCGTGTCTGTTGAGCTAATGCAATAAATGAAGGCTGCAGCTGATCGCGATTTACGCCAGTAGTGCGCTCGACGGCATCGATGTAACCCTCAGCTTCAGCGGTAGCAAAATTAAAGCCTAGATTACGTAAAGCGGTATCGAGGCGCTTGGCCTCTGCGATCTGTTCACCGTAAGCTGCTACGGCCTTTTTAGAATAGCCTAAAAGGGCTGCAGCGCTAAAGGTAATTCCAAGGGTACGACCTAGCCCCTTTACAGTTTTCTCAAACTTACCGATCTGATTAGATCCCTTAGTAAGAGCTTTACCGTTCCACTCGGCTACTGCCGATACAATTAAATTAGGTACGTTAGCCATTATGCAGCCAAACCGTACGTACTCACGCCATAGCGGCCGTTATTAAAATTAACTACGGTTTTTTCGATAGCTCTATAAACGGCATCTTGGGCCTTGCCCTCGTCCTCTTTCCAAGCTCGATAAATCATACGACCGCGCTCGGCTCGCTTGTCTCCGTAGAGTGGGCCCATACGGTTTACAAAATGCTCACCCGCACCCGGGTTGTTAGATCGATAGCCTTTACGTGATGGCTCATCGGCTCGGCCTGCAGTCTCATAAATGGCTCCAGCTGCAGACTTATTAGCTACATAGTACAGAGCTTGCCAGCCGTTACGGTTTCTTTTGCTAGGAGCCTGAGAGTAGGTAATACCTTTTTTGACTGTCTCTACGTCATAGAGTGGAAACAAACGTACGCGGCCTTCGGAGTTAAGGGTTCTAAACATCGAATTACGAGCCGTAATCTTTCGGCCTACTGTGTTTTCGTTCCAGTTATACAGGTTATCCGGTTGAGGAGATGGAGCGAACCCGCGAGCTTTGTCACGGATTGGCACCATCGCCGCACGAACCTCTGCGTTCATTTCTTTCAGCATTTCAGGATCAAGTTTACGGAGGGCCTTAACCGTTTCGCGTACGCCTTTTATTGCGACTGGCATTTTGCGCCTCCTCGGCTTGCTCGTTTAATACTTTTATTAACATCTTAAACATCTCAGGATCGAGATCGAGTACCGCTTGAGGCGGGATCTGTAACCGTATCGATAGTCGAGCTATCAAATGAGTTACAGAGTCCCGCCCTAAGCTAAAGGTAGATCGTCTACTACTTCGACTTTTACTAAGGTATCAAGAAAATCAGGGCCAAAAGGTTTTACCGTTTCGCCGCTAGCGCGTAAGCACTCCCAGCTAAGATAAAACAGATCGGTCTGTTTTTCATCGTCCCTAAAGGCTTTGTGGAAACCTTTTTTTGCGTAGAGCTCAAAGGCATACTCGATACGTGGAGTAATCTGATGCTCAGTTACTTCCCCGGTAGCCCTTGTAATTTTGAGTCGTGCCATTTGTTGCCCCTTTGTTAGTTGGTTATACGGTTGTGTCTACGACGATTGGTGAGTTACAAGTAAATGTAATGCTCTGAGTAGAGATATCTCCGACTGCGCCGTTAATATCTGTAGTGTTATTTACTAGAATTGTAGTTTGGTACTCAGGGTTTGTAGCTGAGATAGTCGCGCTAGTCTGCTTTAACGTTAGAGGTACTGTAGTACCCCAAGCTGCTTGCAAAGTCTGTAGGACTTCACCGGTAGCAGTATCGTTCAGAAAATCTAGCGTTACAGTTGAAGTCTCGAGGCCTTTTGTAAAACGTCTCGATGAATCGCCCATCGCAGAAATTTCCAGCTCCTCAAAAACGCGGTTAATCGTCGCGCTCGTTACGTGATCTGAGAGGTCTACCGAGTTAAGGGTTACGACCACTCCATTTGATAAGAATATGGCCATTAGCCTATTCCTCGCTCTCTGTAGTAGGTGTTGTTGTTGTTGGTTTTGCTTTTGCTACTTTGACCGGTGCAGGCTCGTCTACGATCTGCCCGATCTTTCGCAAAAACTTTAGGTCATCCTCTGTATACGGCATTGTTAGCTCCAGCTCGTGAGAATTGAGATAGTAAAATCGGCGGTAAGTAACGTTCCACTTTGTACCTCAAGTACGGATGGAGCTGACAAACTGCCAATATTCATTACGATATTTGAGGCAGCTAGTTTATTAAATACTGCTACTGCTCTCGTTTCGATACCGTTAAGGTTTCCACGGTTATCCAGCATTGGCACCGTTAAAATAATTTTTAGGTTTGCTAAAGGAGATATCATCGAATAGGTATTGTTGTTAGGTACGAGATACGGATCTCCCGGAGCGACGATAACTGCGTTAGCCGTAATTGTTGGCGGCGGAAAATCGTATGTGTTCCAATCGTTAGGGCTTTCTAAAGCTGCAGCTACAGTAGCTCTAAGTGTAGTAATCGCGGCGGCGGTCATCTGTCACCCGATCATACTGTTTGGGTTTGTGTATCCAGCGATGAGCCCTCTAATTTTTCCGATCATCGAATTACCAAGGCGATATGGGCTTGGGCTAAATCCGTCAATAGATACTCCGCCTGTTTGTGAAACTTGGCGAGCTTGAAAAATGTCTACTGCAAGGATCATCGCGGCTTCACGTACGGCCGGCGTAGTTGCGTAAGAGTTTGTTTTTGTATCTGCTCCTACGGCTGATCCATAAGGTAATACGCGCTGAAAATTAACGTCGGCTGCTACCTTTGTAAATTGAATAAAGCTGTAACCATTTGGCCAGTTCCACGTGTAAGGGTTCCAAACAAGGCTTGGGATCTGATTAACCGTACCGGTACTCCAAGGCATTGTGCCGGTGATTGTGTAGGTACCGTTAAAGGTTGAGCCGCATCCACTCAAGGTTACAGACTGACCCGTACTAAAGATTGCAGGATTAGCGATCATCGCGGTAGCTATATTATTTTGTAGCGTAACTCCCACTACGGGAGCTGAGTCAAACCATAAAAACTGATTAAGAATATCCTGAGCAGTTTGGCAGCACTCCTCGACCACGCTATCCGGATATAAATCCTGAATACCTAGGTTATCGCGTAACTCTTGCTCGGTTACGTATGTTGCCGGCACTCTGCTCTCCTTACTTAATAGGGCCGGTAGGGCTCAAAGGGCTAAGAGCCCTACCGACTACTAGGGTATTACTATGCCTTCAAATAACGGACGATACCGTTAGGCATTTTCGCGATCGTTGCCATAAATCCGTAGATCGCTACCTGAACCTGTAGGTTCGATACTACGTTTACTGACATATATGCCTGAGGTGAGCGGTAAACAGTAAACGCTTCAGGTGCCAAAATGATTGCTGAACCGTCGTCTACTGTTGTCTCTGTAAAGT